TGTATTTAGTATATCTTCCTATATCATTTATTTCTGTACGCCTATAACAGTTACTTTGAAAATTTGGGGATTTGGATTTCAATCTTCTTTTCTCTGCTATAGGCTTAAACTAAACGGGGTGCCTTGAGCGCAAGGCTATGTATGCAATCCCCAGCATACAATGAGCGCGAGGCGATTTTATTTTTATGAATTCAATCCACTCTGAAAACTGGCATATTATTCGCCAGCATGGGCAGAGATGGAAAATTCCAAATGAAAATATCAACAATTTTAACTCCTAAATTTTGTCAACGTATCTGATAATTACAATGCGTTAATTTTCTAGCCATTTGTTATCCAAATAGCAAAACGAATAAATGCATCCGCAAGTAAGAATTACCCAAAACGCCCAAAATGCCGCGTTCCAAATTCCAGATGTGCATTCTTTTAAGGCTTCCTCGATTGTATAATCTTTGTAAAAAATTGAGTCATCTGAAATCGTATTATCTCTAAGCTGCGTATAAATCGTTCCTATATTACTGGCCGGAACAGCATAGTATTTAAATCTAACCTTTACAAACTCTCCCGACTTCCAACTCCATTCACGTTCGCCGATAATTGTATCTATGTAATCTGTATCCGAAAAATAGATTTTAGTGAATGGGAAAATGATTCCGCAAAACTCTATCTGTTCAGCATGTATCGATTCTGTATCCTCTATTTCCCACTCATACCAGACTTTTTTTCGTCTTTGCTCATTTCCATCAGAATCTTTTTCGGTTACCCATTTTTCATGCCTCTCATATCGCTCTTCAATTTTTTCAACATATAGATATTCACCGCCGATTTCATCAAATGTCACAGTGTCTATGGCATTTAAATCGCCGTAAACGAATGCATTTCCAATATTGGTTTCCATGCCATATTGGAAGAGTTCTGTATCGGTTATATGCGCCGCTTTTTTGTATTCAGAGTTTTTGGCATTTTGCCAATTCGTTATCTTATCGGATATTGCAAACCCAAGTATAAGCATTATTGACACAATTGCTATGCTAACAATTATTTCGCGCTTGGTTATTTCCATGCTATTCCTCTTTCATTTTCAAGAAATGCTTTTACTGCTAATAATGTTTTTCTGTTTGCTTTCATTGCTCATTTTCTCCAAATAAATTTGTTGGGGCCTCAACTGGTGCTTGATAATCCAATCTTTCAAAATTCCGTACTTCATAGCCTGTAAGCCCAAGAAAAAAGCGTGCCGGAAAAGCTCTGACATACTGATTATATTGACTTACAAAACTATTATAATTCTCGCGATATTGGGCCAGCGTATTTTCAATAAGCGCAAGCTCCTTCATTAACGTTTGATAATTCTCGTTGCTTTTAAGTTCCGGATAAGCGTATACAATAGCTGCTATCGAAGTTTGTACATCGTCTATATCATTTCCATTTCCCATGCTTTGCGCAAGGTTTGTAAGGGTTTCTGACTCATGTTGGTCATATTGCTTAACGCAATCAGCCAGGTTATATACTTTGCTTATCCTTGACATCTCCTGAACTTTTATATCTGATTGCGCAGTATAAATAGATTCCTCCAGGGATATTGCTTTATTCTGCGTTGATTGAATTCCAAACACACATGCCAGAATAAATGCAATCCCCGTACCAGCGATGATAAAATAAAGTTTATATTTTCCCATTTTCCTACCTCCACATAAGAATCACGCTTGCCAATAATGACAACGCGAGAATGCTTCCCATAATCTTCCCTTCTCTGTCTGATTTCATAGCGAAAAATCCAAAAATTCCTGCAAATCCTAAGTCAAAGAAGGAAACCAAGTATCTAAACCACATATCTAATCCTCCCCGATAATTCTGCTCAAAATTTCCTTTGCGATCCAGTGCGGATTACGATACGAAAGCGAAGGGCCTTGTTCAATTATTGAGCTTTCGATGCTTGATAAGAATCCATCATACAATTCCCCGTGCCTTAATAATTCATTGCGAATAATTGTAATTGCAATTTCTGAATTTTTCTCGCATTTTATATCCATTCTGTTTTTCATTTTCATGCCCTATCCATATATAATCCGAGAGCGCTGTTAAATAGTTTTTTATCCGATTTTAATACAATTATATCTCTCGGAATTAATAGTATTCTCCATTGCCTCAACCGGATTATATCCCAGATTTTCAAGAATCTGTTTAAAGACGGTTACAGACTGGCCGCTGGCCAACTGTACGCCCTTTCGATTTTTATCTGCGTGAAAAATGTCATGTCTGCTGTTCACATTCCAAAAGATTATATTTGGGATAACATAACCGTTCTCGGCAAATCTCGCAGCCATATTGTCATAAAAAGTCCATTCTCTATCCCCGCAACGGTCAATTTCCATGTCAGAAATAACAATTATTGCTTTTGGCATTTCCTCTGGTGGTACATTACCTTTAACTGCAATATCCAAAACCTTAAGGAAAGCTGCTCTAAGATTTGTGTTCATTCCCCATGGGGCACACATGGTATTTGATACTTTTTGATAAAGCGTTGAACCTTTCACCCGGATAATAGACGGGCTTTCGCTGAATGTCATAAACATATTGTGATATTCGCCGGTATTTCTCTCGGCAAAATAGATAGCCAGTCCAACAGCGGTTGCCATAGGCCTGCCGCACATAGAACCGGAAGTATCTGCCATCACAATGGCATTAGTCCCTTTTTCAACATAATCAGGTAAGGCTTCCCATTGAGCCTCAGCTGTGCGGTTTTCTTTACTGTTCCAAGACATATACGGCTCAATGATATCGTATGGATATAGAGTACTCGCGTTTATCCTAGCATCGCCCTTTTCCACAGAATCCATATATTTTCCATATCCGTCCTTGTCGTGGCGCATAAATGCTTTGCTGTAAATTTTCATTGCGCGACTCGGAACCGCAGAATATTTGATTTCGTCCCACCGGCCTGCAGACATCAAAGACTCAACTACGCCAATACGCTTTCTCATACTGCGCACAATTCGCTTAAAGTTATACACGGGATAACCAAGTTTCTGAGCCGTTAAAATTCCAAGGCACCTGGTTTCTGCGGAGCTTGCATCTGCGGTTTTAATCCACTTTGCCAAAAGAGAAATGGCATTTCCCTGATGCAAATTTTTCAAATCTTCTTTGAACTGTTTTCTCATTGCATCCCACATATCATTCTCTAACCGGGTGCCAATAAGTGAGTACAAATCGTCATAACGCCCAAATACGCCTATAAGGTCAAGGTTTGGACGTATTACTTCCGGATGATGGTTAGCCGCGTAATTTAAAAGCGCACGAAATGTTTTCCGCTCGCCCAACCCTTCGCGAATATCTCTGGCGTAAAAAAGAATCTTTGTGGCAAACAATGGGTCTTGTGCGTACGCCTCTTCGAACAATGTATGGATTCGCATCTTGTCGGCTTCCCGAAGAGAGCCTATCGTGCTAAAAAGGTCCAGCCTGGCGTCATTGGTAGTATTAATCGCCACGGCACCATTTTCAGTCCGCGTAAATCTTCCTGCATCTCTCATAGCATCCGCAAAGTTCATTCTTTACCTCTCTTTCCATGACCCGTGTTTTACGGAATCGAACCGTCAAAAATTTTTTACAGAAATTTTTTCAACCTTGAAAGTGATTGCTGTATGGGCCACAATAAAATTGTTTGGAGTTACATTTTCCATGACGCTTTTTCACGTATTCAAAATTTGGGGTTTTGTGTGATGTTTTTGCTGTAAGCGTCACATTATATACAGGATGCATTTTTGGGTATAAGATTAAATGTCTTGTCCATAAAAGTTTTGCTGCCTGCATCCCGAATGAGTGAGAGATGGACTCGAACCATCGACATCGCCCTTATCATAAAATTTACAGTTTGCTGTCAGAACCACGGAAATGATTCATATTTTCGTGCTCTACCAACTGAGCTATCTCACTCACAAACAGGACGGGCGGGATTCGAACCCACATTTACGGCTTCCAAGGCAATTTGTATTGCTGTCGAAATCCCCAAACAGGATTTATCTATACGTCGTTTTGCCAATTAAACTACCGTCCTGATATTTTAAATTTTAAAGGTGCGCCTATGCTTCTTCTACTTCCCCGAAAAGTTCAATGTACTTATCAGGTTTGTAAGATAAAAGAATTTGTGTATCCCATTCGGAAATTGGTATAATTCGTCTCCCGACTCTTATGAAAAAATTCCCTTTCTCTGTTTTATATAATCGCATTTGTGTGTTTACAAGATATTCGGGTAGTTCATATTTCGATATCAAATTATCTGTTACCTCGCCGTAGCATATACACGTTGCTTTAGATGTGTCATAAAGGCGTCCGGATAAAATCGCTCGAACAGGTGCAGGAATTTCTGTTCTGTCAAATTCGTTCTCATACCGGTTGAGGTCTTTTTTTATTTTTTGGAATTTTTTGAACATCACGTTCCTCCAATCTGTGTAAAACCGGGGTGAATGTTCGGCGCTGGCGTTTCGGTGGCCTTGTGTAGCAACGGGTGTTTTTTGAATTTTGGGGCGGTTGGAGAGGTTACCCGCCTGTGAATAGCCACCCATGCAGACCCCTACCGCCCTATTCGCTCAAGCCATCCAAGAGCAGTTTTTCGGGGTTATACCGGTAAACGATACCGCACCTAGTAATTGAAACGTATACGGTTCTGTGGTGCGCTTTTTGTTGCAACTATTCGCAAAACCCGGCTTTCACGAATAGTTTATTAAGCAATTGCAACAAACTTTGCGGTTGAAAGTTGTGCGTTATGTATGTTTTATTAATCGGTATTGTGCATTGTGTATAACATTGTATCTTAAACAGAACATGCATTCTACCCTAATCAAAATCCGGGAACTGTGGAAGCGCTCCCGACGTTCTCCGGCTCACTATCTCTTGTGGCCTCTCTCTAGGGATGAGCCATGCGTCGGCTTTTGCCTGTATCTCCTTTTGTGCAAACAATAGCCCGGCTCCCTCGTAGTTGTTCGCGATGGACTGCTGGCCAATGGGATTGCCGTTAAGGTTTTTTATGGTCATGCGCTGTGTTGCATCCCTGATTTTTTTCGCGATATCGGAATGTTTCAAGGTTGCCCCTTCCGCCGCCTGCCTGTGCTCTCCCCTCTCCCAACTGTTAAGAGTATCTCTTGATATCCCTGTTAAAGTACAAAAATCTTCTATCAAGGGTAACACTTTATAACTAAAACAAAGCCTTAAATACGTATCTAAAATATCATGTAATGTACCAATATCCTCGTAATTTAGCTTACTGTTTTTGTTATTTACTCTTACTGTATCCTTATCCGGTTTAAAAAGAACCCTGTAGATATACTCCCATATACAATAAGCATCGTTATCATCGATGTTTCTTTTTGATAAATCTATCTCATTATCTTTACAATACTTATAAAATAAATCCTCAATTGGGTTATCAAAAATATCTATCTGGTTAGCTCCCTGTATCATGGCCGTCACCTTCACTTTAACACGTTAATTCGCTGTATTATGCATATTTTATAAACCGCCATATCCCCCCCGGGCCTATCCGAAAACAAAAAAATACACGCCGCCCATACCCCCCCCGGCCCTATCAAAAAAAAAAAAAATACACGCCAAGAAAAGCGGCAATTTGCCAATCTAAGCGTGTTATCTCGATTCTTTGTGCGGCCCGGCCTCTCAAACAGCCGGGCCACTGGTGGATATGGGTAAATCTTTTGTGACTGGTTATGACTATACAACAAACCCGAAAATTTGTCAACTATAAAATTATTTCTTTTTCGCCGGCATGATACCATAAAATCCATTTATAAATCGCCGAATTATAAAAATTCATTTCCGGTTTTCCGAAATATCATGATTATTTCTGTAAATTACCTGTCTGGTTTGCTGTCTGGATTTTTGGGGTGTTGCTGTCTGGTTATGTGTCTGAGCAAAACAGAAAATCGCTAGATTTATCAATGGGTTTAAGTGTCTGGTTTACTGTCCGGGTTGGTGTCTGGCCGGTGTCTGTGTTACTGTCTGTCTCACCTGGAGGAGCCGTGAATTTATTTTTCCCGACCCAAATACCCTCAAATGAATAATATTCAAATTTTATTCAAAAAAAATTCGCGGATTTCTTGCCTGAATTCGGTTAAGAAATCAATGTCCGATTCGCTGGCTCCTCGTTCAGCGCACAGGCGATGCAGGAATTGAATCTGGTGTTCAGTATCCGCGATTACGCGCTCTATATCCTCCAGACACTCGCTTTTTGTCAATCTCGCCTCACGGTGAATGTAATCTAAAAATTCTTCTTTTCCTTGAACTGCCTTTTCCTGATTTTTCATTTTTCTATTTTTCCTCAAAAACAAATAGGCGGCATATATGCCGCCCTTATCTATTTTCAACCTCAATCCTCCCGGTCTGGTAGCTCTTTATAGTCACCGGAACGACTTTTAATCTACATCAACCACGCAAAACCCAAAATACTTTGCGCATTCCGGTAAAAGATGCTCTTTGTCCTCTGCCCAAGTGACACCGTACTCATCCGTGTAAGGCTCTTTCTCGCCCGCCAGAAAATCTTTTATGGCTTGCTCTATTTCCTCGTCCGACAAATCCCAATCGAGAATTGCAGCTTCCCATGTCTCGGTGTCGTGGTTTTCTACCACTAAAAAATTCATCGAGTTATTTGCTGTTGTGTAAAAATGGTATTTAATCATGCCTTTTCTGCCTCCTTAAGATAGTTTTCAAGGTCCACCACCTGCGAAGCCATCTGGGCAGCGCTTTCCATGATGCAGGACGCCCAGCTTTTGCTTGTGCAAACAAGAACATACTCGTCGGTATCGTAATCGTGTCTTATGGTAAGGGAGCCAATCCCGGTGCTACCCTTCAAACTCTTTTTGTAGTCAAGCAAATCCTGGAAGTTTTCTTTCTTCGCTCTAAAAATCTCTTTTTCATACGCGTTTCTTGTCATAGTCATGATGTTTCCCCTCCGGTCCGGCCGGCCCTTTCTTTTGATATTTCATATCGCTTTTAATCTTTGTAATAAGGGCGGCTTTGGCGTTGCCGCCCTTTCGGCTCCATTGCCCGTTTTAACTGTCTTCAATGCCTTTCTGGGTGTCATCTATGAGGGTTTCGGTTATCTCTTCCGCTTTCTCATAGTCCTTATCCTTCAGCGCCTTCTTGAGGTCCTTCAAGTCCTGCAGGAGCCGTCTTAAGTAGCTTTTGAATACGCTCATATCGTACATGCGTCCTCCTTTCTCCCTTCCGGGGTATTGCCCTTGTTTCCTTTGGACAATCATATTGTAGCATAGTTTAAACTATTCGTCAATAGCATATTTGTAAATATTTTAAAATTATGCCTTTATCCTCTTTAGCTTCTCGTCGATACAGGCGTTTATAAACTTTGTAAGGTTTTCATACCCCTTTTCTTTCGCTATTCTCGTAAGCTCTTCTTTATCCCCGGATTTTCGCAATATGGTTATCCTATCATAATTTTTTTTCTGGTATTGATTGATATAGTCAAACGCCGCTTTCTTGTCTGCATAAGCCATTATAAAAACCTCCATTTATAAAATAGTTATAACTTTATTTTAAATATAGCATAGTTTTAAAAAAGTTTCAACCGGTATTTTTAAAGAAAATATGCGAGTTTGCAAACATATAAAAACATTGCTTCTGAGGAGTAGTTATAAAAAAGTTAAAATTATTTTAAAAATATTCTTGACATATATTTATAACTATGCTATTATAATTGCAGAAGCAAACAGCAGACAAACCAATCAGGAAGGAATCGACATGGCGGAAAAATTATATTTGGTAATCGAACACGACAACGGGGTTAGCGGGCAGTACGGATTTACCGATTACGAAGTCGACAGCATCGAAGAGGCTGAGGAAATTGTCGAAAGCTATAGAACCGACGGAATTACCGTATATAGATACACGGTCTAAGCCGTCCCGCCGGCTCCGGAAAGTCTCTTAGGCCGCAAGCGTCCGGCAGAAATGCCCGAGGCTGGAGCGCGAAAAGTAGCGAGAACGAAAAACCGCATAGAGCAAAAGCCGGATTTGTTCCGGCTTTACTTTTTGCCCTCTCTTTCTATTTTTTCCGCTATGGCGGATATGATAAATGCGTTTATGCTCTGGCTGGCGACGTCGGCATATTTTTTTATAATATCCTTTTGCCCTTTTGGCACTGCTAAATTGATGCGGTCATAATTCTTTTTCGTGTACCGATTATTTGCGGCAATTTTGGCGCTGCTATTTTTATTCTCCACGCTATCACCTCCGCATATATCATATCATATTTAGGAACAATTAAACATTGTATATAATAAAGACAGTTAAAGAAAACAAGGCATTACATCACAATGAAAGGTAGGTAACCATATGAAAGTCATTTTAGACAAGGAAGCCAAGAAATTTATCACGTTAGCAGAAGCACCGATTGCCCGTGAAATCAGGCTCTTCGGGTATGATGGTGGGTGAAAAACACCCACAACCCCAGTTTTTATGCTGATTAAGCGGCTTTCGGTTTTCGGTTGGGAAGCGGAACCCTCAAATCAGAGCATACCAGATATACCATGTCCAGCATATTCTGTATGTTGCGGAACCCATATGCCTTGCGGATGATCAGCTGATCTTATTGTTGGTCGCCTCTATGCGGGCGTTGCTCATACCCAGCCGTATCGTATTCAAAATATGCTCCTTGTGGCGTTTGATTTTGAGGTACAGTTTTTTTTTAAGCATCCTATCCTGCTGTGGCCTGCCCACCACAGCCACCGTTTCAGTTCTGCCTCCGCTTCGCTGACATCCCTGATCTTCAGAAGCAGCCGCAGCGTTTCTTTCATGCGGTAGGCACGGTAAAGGCGGTTGTTGTTTTCAGCGATCATTGCCACCTTTGCCTGCTGGTTTTCTGTCAGGTGTTCAGGCGCTTTGCCAAGTGCATATGCGGAATTTTTGATCTCCTCCGCCCTGGCTTTGGCAGCTTTTACGATTGCGGATTCTGCATCGTCTGCTTTTGGACGGCCTTTCTTCCGAGGATGGTCTTTGGCAAGCTGCATGGCTTCACCGTAGGCTTCACGCCATGCTTCACGGCGTACTTCGTCAAGTGCTTCCATTGCCCATTCAACGACATGGAAGGGATCGACACAGCGTTCGCAGTCAGGGGTGAACTCATTCACGCATTCCGTAATCCACTTTGCCCCGTCACCGGTAACCACCCCGATGGAAGAAAGCTGAAACGCTGTGAGCTGCCTGTA